CACAGAGTTTTATGCGCGTGGCAATCGTCAATCCAGTCGGCTTGCAATCTGTGCAGCTTCAAACATCCTATTACACAAGCAACCAGACTTCGGTAGTCGGACAGGTTTTCCAGAACAGCAATACAACGTGGTTGTCAGGGGAGGCAACGGACTTACCGTTTAATGTAGGCGACGAATTCACTTTGTACACGTTACCGATGGTAGCCGGATCAAATGCTACGGCAGTACAACAGACGATAAACCTGCTTCTGTCTGCTGCTGCACCCATTAACGCAACGCCAGCGGCACAAATCAAGGCGCTCAATGCAGTGAAGACGCCAGCATCCGGCGTCCCATTCTGATGACCTCCGCCCCAATCACTCCTGCCGCGCTTGTGGCGGCTGATGCAAAGGACTAGCTATGACAATCATAGACCCGACAACACCTATCGGTAAGCTGCGACTTCGCTGTGGCGACTTCGGAGACTTTCCAATCCTACCTGACTCTGTGTACACATCGGCGCTGGCTGACTGTAATCAAAGCTTGCCCCGCGCATCGCGCCTATGCGCGCAATACATTCTAGGGACGCTTACAGCTAAGACTCACAGAAAGCTGTCGTCCTTGGAGACATGGAGTGGCGAGTACTTCGACCACTACGTACAATTCATTAAGCTGACGATCCTGAATCCAAACTTGATGTCGTTCTCTCCAGTCCCATACACACATGCAAATGAGATTGAGAACCCATTGCCGAAGTTCATCCGTGAGTGGAATCTTAACTACTCTGGAATCACGCAAGCAGAACAGATGACGATGGATGCTATCGGCGTAACTCAAGGTCAACTATAATGTTTGATGACTTCGCATACGCCGTTCAGCAGTTCATGGACGAGAGTGGCTTCACAGCGTCCCTCACACAGCCCACAGGCTCATACAACGCTGCGACTGGCAGTATGACTACAGTAGACACTGTAACGCCTGTAAGAGCCATCCTGATGGATCGTACGCTGCAACATAACGGCTTGGGCGAGAAGGGTAGTACGGAGATATTGGCGGGAGACAAGCAGATGTTTGTGCAACCTCCTCAAACGCCCACTGGCCCCACTATTCTCAACATCGACCCGACCAAAGATACTGTGCTTGTTGGCTCTGTTAGGTACAAGATTGTAACACTGAAAGAAATAAACCCAACGAGTTCATACCCTATGTTGTATGAGCTTTATGTCAGACGATAATTAAGGAACCTAAATGGCAGCTAAATTCGCACACTCAGACGTACTCGATGGTGGCCTGCTGGCTATCAAAAACGGCGCTACCAAGATGCTTCTGGTCTCGGCTTACACCTTTGGCGATTCGTATGCAACCGTCAATACCAACACCGTCGCCTCAGTAACGATGGCAGCAACGGACTTCACCATATCTAGTTCTGGCAACAATCGTGTCCTCACAACAGCGACTAAGTCAGCAACCGCTTCTGGCTCCATCGGAGGCACACCCGACTTACAATTCGTCTTTACTGATGGAGCCTCCCGTGTGCTGTGGGTCACTGATGAGACATCAAATCAGGCAATCGCTTCGGGCAATACGGTGAACTTTCCAGCTTTGACTTACACCAGCAATCAGCCAACCTGATCTTGAAATGACTGACGCCACAGGCAAAGTCAGGACAGTGGTCAAGGGTACGTACATTTATACACAAGATATAACAAAATAAGGAGGCCGAATGAGTGTCTTATATACGAGTAACTTTGACGCAGCCACCCTTGGCAGTATTGCACCAGGTTGGGTAAATGTTGCAGGTACTTGGCAGGTAACGACCACAGGCGCTGTCAGTGGTTCGCAGGCATTCAAATCGTCAGGTAATGCTGACGGTGACGTTGCCATGTACACGGGAGTTACTGCTTCTGCAGATATGCAGGTAGACTTCTCGCAAGTCATCGTGACATCTGCAGGCAAGTTCCCACTAATAGGTTCGATCCTGAGGGGCGATGCATCAGGCCAGAACCACTACCTGATGTTGATGGGTAACTCCACCACCACAGGTTGTACGGTGGCGTTGTACACGAAGAACGGCGGCACTTACACACTGATCACCTCCACACCTATCACGTATGGTGTAACTCTCTCTGCAGGCCAAGTCTATAAGGTAAGGGCCAAGATAGTCGGCTCGTCACTGTCGTTCTATATCGGCATTGGCACTCTGCCGGGAACGCCTTCGGCATCATTCACTAACACATCGATCACTGCAGCAGGCTACTCCGGTCTATACAATGCGCTGGATACTACGACAGCGATCATGGCAGTGGATGACTACACGCTTGACGACACATCCGTACCAGTCGCAAACAATCCGCTGACATCAGGTACAGCTAACGTCCTGTGGTCACCTTATAACTGGAATGTAGGTACTTCGGCAGCTAAGACTATCAACCCCGGCGCGTACTTCAAGACGATATTCACTGGCACAGCTTGCTCGTTGCAATTCGATATGACTGGTGTTCTTACACCGCTGCCGCAGATCAGCTACAGGATAGATGGAACTGGTGCATGGATCACCGCACCAATTGCAGCCTCTGTGGTATTGACGCTGCCATCAGGGTCGAACTCGACAAGCGACTACGCAACGAAAGGTGGTCACCTGTTGGAAGTTGTTGTCAAGTCTATGACAGAGACGCAGGCTCGGTGGTCGACGCAGGCAACTGCAGTCAACCTGACTGGGATTATCCTAGACACGTCAGCAACGCTGACCAAGCCCACAGCGCTGCCATTGAACGCTCTCTTCTACGGAGATAGCATCACTGAAGGTGTCCGTACACTGAATGGCACGGCAACGAATGATACTGACCGCAACGATGCAGCACAGGGTTGGGCATATCACGCAGCACGTATCTTGGGCGCTGAAGTAGGTATCGTAGGCTTCGGTGCTTCAGGCTTCACTGTTACTGGCTCGGGTGGTGTTCCTGTCCTGTCCACTAGCTATAATCTGCTCTACTCCGGTGTATCTCGTTCGTTCTCTGTGGCACCTGACTTTATCGTGCTGATGGAAGGTACGAATGACGGTGCAACAGACGTGACCACAGCCGCTACAACGGTACTGAACAGTCTGCTTGCAGCTACACCCGCCAGCACTAAGATCGTTGTCCTACGGCCCTTCAATGGAACAAGTCAGGCTGCTCGTCTGCAAGCGGCTATAGCTGCATGTTCGACACCTAGTCGTTGCACATACGTGGACACTGCTAGTTGGTTCAATACAACAAACAGCTACGACGCACTGCATCCGTATGGTATTGAGAATCTGACCCACATTGCACCATTGGCAGCAAATGCCATTAGGCCGCTTCTGCAAATAACAAGGGGCGCGCGTACGGCAAGAACAGTTACACTGACGCTCAAGGATCGTACAGGAACACCCCGCGCCAACTTAACAGGGCTTAAATGGGCATTCTTCGACCAAACTACCGCAGCCGCGTTGATTGTGAATGCTGACAGCGGAGCTTCTGCTACGACCGATGCTAACGGTACACTCACACTGACAGTACAGACTACGCTTCCATCGGGCGGCACAGGCTGGCTGGTATTGTCGGACAGTGCAGGTAGTTCTGCAGTGGCGTCCAACGCATTCAGCGCCCCTGTGACTGTTGCGTAATGGCTTGCATTGACAAAAATCAAGTAGTGGTGTATAATTACGGAATTAAAGAGGTGAGCAAATGGCTAGTTTAGGATTTGCTGCGTCTATAAGGGTCAACAGTGATGCTGTTCTCTTAAAGGTTAACAAGGTTGCCTACAGGATAGCGTGGGAACTATTCACCTCCATCGTACACCTTACACCGTCCCCTACTCAACCGGGCGCATTCGCTAAGGGTCTGCTGGCAAACCAGTGGTATCCCTCTGTTGGTACGCCTTCTGGTGAAGTAGGAACCGACACCAGCGACACAGGTTCTGCCAGTCTGTCAAGAATAAACGAGTTCGTTGCTAACGGCAAGGAGTTCCTTGGCAAGGATGGTGTGTTAATCCTGTCCAACAACCTCCCCTACTCCGGTAGGGCAGAGTCTGTTGGCTGGCTTGAGGCCCCTTGGTCTGGAAAGGTACGCCCCTATCGCATGGTTGCTCGCAGCCTGATAGCTGTTGCAGCCACGAACAGACTTATACCAATAAGGATTCCATGAGCAATTTAGCAATAAGGGCGGAACTTGAGCAGCGGCTTGCTGCTTGGGCTGCTGCTCAAGTTCCTCCTGTACCTGTGACGTTTGAAAGCACACCATTCACTAAACCTGCTGACGGCGTGTTCCTTGAATGCTTCCTGATGCCAGCGCTGACTCTGAATCGCGGAGTCTCTGGTGACCATGCCACCTACTACGGCTTGTTTCAAGTCAATGTGTGGGCAAGGTCTGGCAGGGGTATGGGGCAGGCAGAACGTCTTTCCAGCAACATTATATCCCTGTTTCCAGTGGTTCCTAAGACTGGGAACGTGTCCATCGAGCAGTTGCCTAGAGCAGAACCGTCTATGGCTGATCCTTCTGGGTGGATAGTAATACCCCACGTAATTAACTATCGCTACGAGACGTAGCTTAAGGATTAGACAATGGCAACAATCGTTCAAAACAATGCTTCGAATGACTTTCAAGCAGTGCCTCTGACTCGCACTGCAATGACAGCATCTGACACTCTGTCCTACGTACAGGGTAGTGGTCAAGTTCTGTTTATGTACAACACCACAGCTTCGGCAATCCCTGTGACTATCGCAGGTAGCTTGGCTGGCAATCTGCAACCTGCTGGTTACGGCGGTGTCATTTCTCTGGCTGGTGGCAAGGTTGTAACTGTCCCTGCAAGCGGCTCTACTTACCTTCAACTGGATGACATTGCTGCATATCTTCCAGGTACTGTAACTCTGACAGGCGGCACTGGTATCACTGCTCACCTGTACATCTAAATTAAATTAAAAGGAAATACAAATGTCCGTTCAAACCTCCGCAGGTTCCACCGTAGCTATCGCCACCGGCCTGCCAACAACATATGACGCAACAGGCTTTGCTGCTCTCACATACACCCCTGTCGGTGAAGTTACCGACATCGGCCAATACGGCACAACCTACGTTGCCACCAAGTACACATCGCTGGCTAGTCGTCAGACCAAGAAGTTTAAAGGTTCCTTCGACAACGGCTCGATGGTTCTGAAGATGGGTCGCTTCCAAACAGAGCCGGGTCAAATGGCACTGAAAGCAGCTTTGCTGTCGGACGCTTCGTTCTCGTTCAAAGTCACGTATCAAGACGGCACCAAGAACTACTTCACCGGCAAAGTTATGGATTACAAACAGACCATCGGCTCTGTTGACCAGATCACTGCTGCTGAAACAACCGTAGAAATCGATGGCGGACTCGTTGAAGTTTAATAGCAACTAGCATCACAAGGGCAACCAGTTGGTTGCCCATTTCTCAAGCTCCACAGAGAGCGTTGTACTCCATATTGTAACCTACCATAAAGGAATTAAAAATTATGTTTGATCTGAATACTCTCGCCCTTAAAGACACCGTTGAACTGCAACTGCGCCACCCTGTTAGCGACGAAGCACTGTTCGCTGACGAAGCAGGTAAGCTGCCAGTCTCTATCGTCCTGTTCGGCACTAGCTCGAAACAGTACCGCAACGCTGTCACGGCAATGCAGAACCGCCAAATCAAGCGCGGCAACAAGAAGCCAGTCTCCGCAGAAGTCATGCGCGATGAAGGTATTGCCCTGTTGGTGTCCTGCTCGTCCAAGGCGCTGAACTTCGAATACAACGGCGCACCTGTCGACAGTGACGAAGCGTTCCGTAGCCTGTATGGTGATGCATCGTTTGGTTGGATCAAAGACCAAGTTGACGCAGCACTGGGCGATGCAAGCCTTTTCATCAAGGAGTAAGGGACTCCCTAACCCTTTACATGCGCCACCTTGCGTGGCTTCAAGCTACGCCTGAGGGCGCTACGAATTCTCGTCTCAAATCCTTCGCGGCTTTGGACGAGAATTCGTCGTTTCTGGAGATGCCTAACGTAGATGGTGCAGATTATTTAATCTCACTTCTGAACGAGGCGGGTCTCTTTGAAAGCAATGGTATGGGCGCTGTCCCGCTATCTTGGACAGAGCTACATAGCTGGCTGCGATGTACAGAATTATCGCTATCAAACTGGGAGATATTATCCCTGAAGCAAATGAGTGAAGCCTATGTAGGTGAACTCAACCAAGCAGACAAGAAGGACAGGCCAGCACCATATACGCCTGAGATTGAGGAAGATACATTGGATCGTGTGGCAGTGGCTAAGAGGTTGCGCAATGCCTTGCAGTCGTTTAAAAGAAATACTCCAGCAGATTAAGGATAAGCATGGCAGATACATCAACGCTTCAAATTGAAGTTATCACAACTGGCTTAAGTGGTAACGGCGGTGCGCCAGCCCTCCTCAACAGGTTAGGCGAGGCAGCGGCTAGTGCCGAACCTAAGGTCAAAGCACTTACAGATACCATAGAGAAGCTGATGAATAGTCAGCGGACAGGCACAGCCATAGCTGAAGCATACGCTAAGTCAATGCAAGCGGCTGTCTCAGGTATTGCTGGTGGCACTGCATCTGCTGACACGCTGGCTAGTGCAACTACGAAGCTGTCTCAAGCCATGCTCATTCTGTCGGAAGCCTTCACCAAGGTCAATACAAGTTCTAAGCAATCATCGCAAGCAATCGTAGCAAACACAGCAGCAATGCAGGATGCTCATGCAATGGCTCGTGGGTTGTCTGGAAGTCTCGGTGCCCTGTGGGTTACCTACGGCAACATGGTTCCGCTCGCTGCTGGTCTGGCAATCGGGTCAGCATTCAAGGGCATCATCACAACTGGCATGGATGTTGAGCATGCCCTTGAAGGTATCCGTGTCCGTGGCCAAGAATCAACCTCCGCTATCACTGAGATGCGGGGCGTAATCATGGACTTGGGCAAGGGAGTATATGGCCCAAAAGAAGTCGCTGGCGCTCTTGATACCCTGATCCTTGCTGGTCTTAATGCAAAGCAGGCTATGGTGGCCGTTAAGGACGCACTCAACCTAGCCACTGTCGGCGGGACTACGATTGAGAAGGCTGCTGAAGTGCTGGTGCAAGTAGGTACATCCTTGGGCTACGCCGCTGAAGGTTATGGCCGTATTGCTGATGTCATCTCCGCTACAGCAGCGGCGTCTATGTCGTCTGTCGAAAGCGTATCTGAATCATTCAAATCCGGCTCTGCAGTGGGTAAGGCTTACGGCCTGACGCTTACGGACATCGGAGCATCCTTTGCGATGCTGTCTAACTTAGGCATCAAGGGTACGGCTGCAGGTACAGCAGTAAAGAACTTCTTTTCATACCTTACTAAAGACTCTCCCAAGGTCAAGGATGCACTTGCTCAAATCGGGCTTAGTATATCCGATCTTCAGGATAAAGCAGGGAACATGAAATCTATCGGAGAGGTGTTTGGCACCTTATCCACACACCTGAATACTTTGACTGAGAGCAGCCAAAAGTTGGCAATGGCTAACATGACGAATCAGCAGGGCTTCCGCTTCATGGTGGAAGGCATCAGCATGGTGCGTAAAGCTGGCGAAGACGGTGGAAATGCCTTGGATGAACTGGTAGCAAAGATTGACAAGAGCTACGGCTACGCCGCTATCGGCGCTGCAGCTATGGCACTGACAGTTAAGTCACAGTTTGAGTCGGTTAAGAATACACTTCAGACTCAATTCGTTGCAGCATTCCAAGACATCCAGCCTCAACTGTCTCTAATCGCTACACAGCTTAAGGCTGCGTTCAACTCCCCTGAGTTCTCCCACGGCATACAAGAAATAGCTAAAGATTTGACGGGGCTTGGCCTTGCTCTGGCTAACAATATTGAACTGGTAAAGAACATATTGGAAGCGTTCCTAGCATGGAAGGCAATCGCTTTCATCGCTGGCGTCATATCGGGAATAGCGACAGCGATAAAAGAACTTACTGTCGCGTTGGAGGCTGGAAAGATTGCAGCTATAGCTTTTCAAGGTGCGCTTGGGCCTCTGACAATAGCTCTTGGTATCGCCGCCGCAGCATGGGTCTGGTACAAGAGTAAGAAGGACGAAGCGAACGCTGTACCTGCAGGCATTAACTACATGAACAACTTCACTGACGAACTGAACAAAGAGGCAGAGCGCCTTGAGAAGCAGACCGCACTCATGAAGACAGGTGTGGATGCTGCCAAGGCTGCGAAGCAGACAATGGCTGAACAGCAGATGGGTGAGATTGTTAATAAAGGAAACGCAGAGGTTGTTTCTAAAGTACGTGAACTGACAACAGCCAAAGAACAACTCAGTGCTGCGGACTTGAGAGCGTATGACCGTGCTGTTGCCCTGAACGCCACAGAGATAAACGGGTATGCAAACGTCAACAACGTCTTAAAGATTCGTAAAGAGACACAAGCCGTGATGGATCAGGTTGCAACGGCTCAAGACAAAGTTACACTGGCTGTTGCTCGTAACACCCAAGCCAGTAAAGAGAACGCTGAAGTAGCAGACGCGCAAGCTAAGAAGTCGCGGTCAAATCCCGATGCAGGATCAGGCGTATTCGTCCCTAAGTCCAAGGCTACCAAGGAATCCGGCCTGTCCGCAATCGAAAGCGAAATCATTGCCCTCAATGTACAAGCTGCTATGTACAAGTCGAAGCAAGCATCTGTGCAAGCAGTCGCTGACACAGAAGTTAAAGCAATCGGTGACGTGAACCGTGCAAGGGTTGAAGAAGAAATCCTGCAAGGCAAGTTTGCAAAGAACGGTCAAGAACGCTTTGTCGAACAACTCCGCCAAGCTGCTCTCAGGGCAGACCAAGCTAAGTTTGAGTTGGACAAGGCTCAGGCTATGGCTGACTTCCAGTCGAATATGGCTGTAGGTTACAGAAAGACGCAATCAGCGCTGACAGAAGCTCAGACAGGCCATGCCAATCTAACAGGAGCATACACCAAAGAAGCTGAAGAATTCCTCAAGCTGTGGGGTATCGATAAGAATGGTGAGTACGGCAAAAAACTCCTTGAGCAAGCAGCCGCACGCGGTGTCTTGAATGAGCAGTTGGAACGTACCATGCGTATCAACAAGCTGGCAGAGAGCATGAAGACTCAGGCTTCTTCAGCGATGGAGAAGGGTGATGCACTAGTTGAAGATGGTAAGGGCGGTAAGCAGACCAACATGCAGCTTGCAGAACTCCAGATCATCAAAGAGAAACTTAACCAGACAACAGCAGCCGGGGCGATAGCTGAACTTAGGTCTGCTGCTGCGTCGAAGGACTTGGGCGACTCTTATGAGCGTCTGGCTGGAATCTACAATACACTAGCGAAGGCCAAGAACAAAGCCATTGCTGCTGATTCGGCTGGAGTGATTGGGCTGGAGGGCGCTAAGGTCGCTGCTGCCTATGCTACGATGAACAAGAACATCGAGTTCAATCACCGCACTGAAGAAGATGCTATAAACTCAGCGCGTGACTCCGCAACTGGTGCTACAGCGGAGCAAGAGTCCTACTACGCAAAAGTTAATGCGCTGTACCTACAAACGAAGGCGCTGCTTGCACAGGGCTTGCCTGTCGATCTGAGGATTGCAGGGCTTGAGGACTTAGCTACAGTATTTGACAAGATGTCCTCTTCAGCTTCTAAATTGGGTGGCTATCTCGGGGGCTTGTCCAAGCCATTAAGTGACATGGGCAAGGCACTCACCAACCTAGCTAAGGCAGACAAGGAACGTGCTGCTGGTGTAAAGGGTTCGATGGCTGACCAGATTGGAGCCTATGGTGACATGGCTGGCGCTGCTGCTGGATTCTTTAAGACTGGCACGACTGGATACAACACCCTGATGGGCGTTGCCAAGGTTGCTCACACGGCTCAGATGGCGATGCAAGCAGCGTCAATGGCTCAGGGTGCAATCAATGCGATCATTACTGCTGCTGCTCAGACTGGCTGGCCCGGTATGATCCTCATGGCGGGGGCGATGGCTGCTCTTGGCTACGCTGTTAGTGGTGGATTTGACTCATCATCTGGCTCTGCTGCAAGTTCGGCAGACCGTCAAGCTAGTCAAGGTACAGGTACAGTGTTTGGCGATGCATCTGCCAAATCTGATTCTGTCTCCAAGTCGCTTGAATACCTTGGTAAGAACTCCGACATCTCCCTTGAGTACTCTTCAAAGATGCTTGGTGCAATGAACCTAGTAGCCGCTGGCATCTCTGGCTTGACTAACATACTGCTACGTACGGCTGGCATCACTACTGGCAACAACTTCGGTATTGATACGGGCGTAATTGGCAAATCCCTTGGTGGCATATGGGGCAAGACCACTCAGTCTATTACGGACACTGGTATTAATGTGAATGGTAGCCTGAATGATCTGAAGGCTGGTCAGGGTGTAAATCAGTACGTCGACACTCAGACAGACAAGTCCAGTTGGTTCGGTCTGTCACACAGCATCAGCAACAATGAGCAGTCTGCTGCAGTTAGTGCAGATATTGCCAAACAGTTCAGCATGATCTTCACACACATCAACGATACGATTGTTACTGCCGGTAAGATGTTTGGTAAGAGTGGCGACGAGGTGCAGAGTGCCTTGAACACACTGAGTATCAATCTTGGTCACGTTAGCTTGAAAGACCTCAAGGGTGCCGATCTACAAGCCGCACTCGACGCTGTCATCTCAAGCGCATCTGATCAATTAGCTTCGTCTGTCATATCCGGCCTTGAACCTTTCCAGAAAGTTGGCGAAGGTTATCTGGAAACTCTGGTTCGTGTGTCTTCTGGCATTGAACAGTCCGGCGCTATCCTTGATAGGTTTGGTATGACAGCAATCCAGTTCAGCCAGATCATCAACAAGCAAGGCGATGTAGCTGCTGAGATTGTTCGTCAGACTATTACGGACAACGAGCGATACACAGTGGTGCTGAGGAACTGGGACGGTTGGCTTAGGACTGCCAAGGGCAACATGAATGGCATTGGTGAAATCATCAATGACTTCCAAGGCACTGCAACAGAGATGGCTACGTTGTATCAGAAGCTGATCGACATGCGCTCGCAGATGAAGTCTATGGGCCTTGGTGACAATCTAAACAGGGACTTGATCGCTGGAGCCGGAAGTGAAACAAACCTCTCCTCGGGCCTCTCAGACTACCTGAAGGGCATGTTCTCTGCAACTGAGCAACAGGCAATCAAGGTTCAATCTCTGACTGATAAGTTTGCTGCATTGGGCATGGCTCTGCCTACATCTGCTGCTGCATTCCGCTCGCTGGTTGAGAGTCTCACTGGCTCAGGTCAGAATAACTTGGCTGGCAAGGTGTTGGTGTTGTCCGGTGCATTTACTGACATGACCACATCGGCAGATAGCCTTGCATCAGCTACAACGGCAGCAGCAGACGCTGCAGCAGCCGCAGCCAAGCAGGCACTGGCTCAGGCACTGACAGATGCTCACACGGCTCTGACGGCTTCCTACACAGCGGAGCAGACAGCACTGACAGCTACGAAGACAAAGTTTGAAGCCTTCGCAGCATCTCTGAAGACGTTCCGTGACGGCCTACTGACTGGCAACCTGTCTCCTCTGACCAACGCTGGTAAGTACTCTGCAGCACAGGCTGCGTATGAGTCTACAGCAGCGGCAGCTAAGACTGGCGACCAGACTGCAATCAGTAACTACCAGACGGTGGCTAGTGCCTTCCTGACAGCATCACAAGCCTATAACGCATCTGGCGCTCAATACACGGAAGACTTTAACCGTGTGGCTACAGAGAGCGCAATGATGGCTGACTGGGCATCAAAGCAAGTCGATGTGGCTACAGCTAGTCTGGATGCTCTCAACAAGCAGGTAGAAGGTTTAGGGGCTATTAAAGCTGCTGTTCAAAGTGTTGATGTTTCCATCATGCAGTTGTATGGCGCGATGGTAAACAGCAAGGACACTACGAACTACAACGCAATGGCATCCAGCATGATGCAGCGGTATGCAGGCCAGTCTGATCCAGCCAGCATCTCGATGTATTCTGGAATGATGGCTCAAGGTGCATCGTATCAAGATGTGCAGAATGCCATTACGAAAGCCTACCCGATTGACGGCTCTCACGCTAACGGCTTGGGCTTCGTTCCTTTCGACGGCTACCGTGCTGAGTTGCATAAAGGTGAGGCAGTGCTGACAGCTTCTGAGAACAAGCAGTATCAGATGGGTGTTGGCGGCAGCAAGGGCAACAACAGTGATGTTGTCGCAGAACTGAAAGCTATGCGCGATGAAGTCAGGCAACTGAAAGAAGAGCAGCGTCAACAGACTGCAAGCCTGATTGGTGCTAACTACGATGCTCAACAGCGTAATGCTGATGCTGTCGTTGTCGGTATGGACGACGTAATCGGTAGTGCTGCTAGGGCGACGGCTATCAAGCCTTCGCTTAACTAAGGGAAGGGGGCGACTGTAATGGTTGCTCCCTCTTAATTCGTACTTGAAAGGTAGGTCTCGATGGATAGTATATTTGCCTCGCAAGGTTCGTCTGGCACAGCTACATATGAATCACAAACAACGGTAACAACAGGTGGTACGAACAACTTGACAGGTGTAGCCACTTCTCAGGCGAACAATACATCTACAGCGGCAGTAACGATACCTGGCAGTACAATAAACAATCTGAGCGGAGCAACAGCTACTCAGCAGAATTACAGTGCAACAAGCGCAATACAGATATACTTCCCCAATGCCCCTGAGCCGGTTATCCCTCAGGCATTCGGAGACTGGCTCAAGTCACAACGAGCGATACGCTGCGTATTGATTGAAGTCGTAGCACAGGTCGGTGGAGTTGAAACCACTCGATATCTGTCAAACAAATCTTATGTGACTGGCCCAAGCGACTCTCCAGCAAACATCAACTACATTCCTGCTGTGTCAGGTGGTGTGCAGTTCACTGAAGCGCTTGCGCTAGATGGAACTCCATCCATGTCATACGGTGATATCGAGTTGTATAACATCAGCGGAGAGAAAGACACTTGGTTCAATGACATATGGCGTAACAGGAGTATCAAGATTTACATGGGCGATGTCACATGGACACGCAGCCAGTTTGTCATGATCTTCAACGGTGTGGTGGCGGACATTAGTACTAAGGCTCGTGACAGGATTAACCTGATTCTCACAGACAAGATACAGCGATTGAATGGCCCGATCACGGAACATCTTCTTGGCGGTACAAGCCAGAACAAGGATAAAGAAATCCCCCTGTGCTTTGGCGAGTGCTTCAACGTAGAGCCGCTTCTGACTGACCCCACTGTACATGAGTATCAAGTGCATGATGGTGCTATCGAACGTGTCATCGAAGTGCGGGATAATGGCGTTCCAGTTAGCTACACAGAGTATTTAAGCACTGGCAAGTTCAGGCTGAATCAAAGCCCAGTTGGGCAGATCACATGTAGTGTGCAGGGAGATAAGTACCTCTCGTATATCACAGACATCCAATCGATCATCGAAAGGATTGTTACTGGGTTCGGTACAGCCACTCAGCGTTTCAGCACAGCTGACATTGACAGCACATTGTCAGCGTCATTTAAAGCTGCTCACGCTGCGCCAGTTGGCATCTACATCAACAGCCGCACTAACGTCATCGACGTGTGCAACCAGCTTGCGACAAGCGTTGGAGCTAGGGTGGCTATGTCTAGGTCAGGGCTGTTGTATTTGGTACAGATTTCTGTGCCACGAACTGATAGCGGCACCACTGTTACTTCAGCCGATATGGTGGAGAGGTCACTGAGCATCACGCAGCTTCCTCCTGTGGTGGCTAGTGTGCAGGTAGGCTATGCAAAGAACTGGTACTTGGAGACGAACATCCAGACCGGCATCCCTTCTGATCATGTGGCGATGTACGCTCAAGAGTGGTTGACTTCAACATCATCCAACTCTGCAGTAGCTACGCAATACAACTTGTTCAGCGTGCCTGCGATGGAAGAGACTCTGTTGCTGCGTGGCTCAGACGCTACGGTTGAATGCGCAAGACGGTTGGCGCTATATAGCACGCAACGCAAGGTGGTCGGCTACTCTGGATTGCCACAGCTTCTGCTGGCTACTCTTGGCAGTACGCAGACAGTGAAGACTAATAGATTCGGATTAACTAATGGACAGGCAGGGCAAATCATTTCGTTGAAGACGGATTGGTTGGCACCAAGTGTCGATGTGGAGGTATTAATTTAATGGCAATAATCGTAAATGACAGGGACGTACTGCTTCAGTCAGTCAGTCCTCGTATCCAACAAGTAGGTCTAGCCCCTAACGTAGCAATCGACCCTAGCCAAGTTCCCGGACTAAGTGCTGCGTTCGATGCAACTAAGGAAGTGGCCCTGAGCAGCACATCTCAGGTCTTTGTCGTTCCAAAGGTTGGAGCAATCCAGCCCGCAGTTATCACAATCTCTGCAACACTGCGTTCGATCACTGGCACGCCTACGTTCTCTGTCATCGACGGGACTGTGTCATTTACGAATAACGGAACTTCCATCACTGTCAGTGCGCTGAATATGTCCAGCCCTACAGCAACCATCCAGGTATCTGTGCTGTTCAATTCTGTCCTGTACACCGATAAGATAACTCTTGGTAAGATCGCAGAAGGCTCAGATGCCGTTGTAGGGCTTTTATCCAATGAAGCCTGTACTGTGGCAGCAGACCCTACTGGAAACGTCACTGGAGCCGTCCTAGCAGCTTCTGGAGGCACTTACAACATCTTCGACGGCATTATTAACATGACTGGGCAGGCGAGTGTCGTCTACTCCGTGCTGAATACGTCAGGTTGTACTATGAGTATCGCAGCCACTGGCGTCTACACTCTTAACTCTGTGACGGCTGCTACGGCTTCGGCAACCCTAAGGGCTGTCTACACGCGTGGCACAGCAAGTATTACAGTCGACAAGGTGTACTCGGTAGCCAAGGCTGTCGCAGGCATCATCGGTTCTAATGCCAAGCTGCTCTACCTGACAGCAAGTTCACAGATATTCCAGATACCAAAGGCAGGTAGCGTTACGCCTGCCCAGATTACATTAACTGCCACAGCGCAGAACTTGGATCAATCGGCAACGTACAATTGGGTTACAACTCCTGCCATGACATTAGGTGGGTCTGGTAACGTCAGGACATTGAACTACTCTGACATGACTGCAGATGCTGTTAGGGTGGATGCTACTCGTGACGGAATGACTGATACGATTACACTAGTCAAGGTGCGGGAAGGTAATGACTCGATCACTGGATACTTAACCAACGAAGCGGCACTGGTTCCAGCGGACAGCAGCGGCACTGTTGCAGGCTCAAGCTACGCAGCAGCCGGTGGAACATTTGAAGTCTATCAGGGGCTTACGCACTTGACAGGCATCGGCCCAACGTACTCCGTAATAAGCGAGACTGGCATTGACGTAAGTATCAATGCGACGACTGGCGTCTACACTGTCAATTCAATGAGTACAGACGCTGGTGTTGCCACCCTTCGGGCGAGCCTCACTGTCGGCGCATCCACAATCAATATCGACAAGGTGTACTCCCTTGCTAAGTCTAAGACTGGCGCTACTGGTGCAGGCGGGTCTGGTACTCGTGGAACTGTAAACATTGCAGGAGCTATCTCTGGTTCCTCGTGGACAGACGCTGCAGCCAACTCCGTGTTGTCTGGCGCAGGTTATGGCGTTCCTCAGAGCCGTGACATCGTCACCCTGTACAACACATCTGTCAGCTACTCTGAATCGAAGTTCTACAGCGGCTCTGCGTGGATTCCACTCGACGCATACATTAACGGTAACTTGCTAGTAGCCAAGACTATTGCCTCCGCATCGATTAACACGGGAGCTATCCAGACGCAGCACTTGTCTTTCGCATCCGGTGGTAAGAATATACTTAACAACTCTGCGCCTATGCCTAACGCAACTACGAGTTGGACAAGCGCCGGCTACTCCAACAATGGAGCTAACCCACAACCCGCTGCTGCTTACTCAGCGTTTGGGCCTATCGGTGCTTGGGCTATCGGCACTCACGACCCTGCCAGCCCTGCAAGTGGTAGCGTATTCGGAGTTACTAACGATAACAACGGAGCAAAGTATCCTGTGAAAGCAGGTCAGAGGTATGAGTTCAGCGCATACCTAGATATAGCACGCGCCGCGTCTGCCCATGTGCGAATCTACTGGTTCAATAGCTCAGGGTCTGCTGTAGGAGAGTCTGCAGGCTCCTTGGTGACTGCCACATCCGGCAAAGCTGCACTGGCGACATTCCCGCGATCCACGGGGTTTGACGTAGCTCCAGCAACGGCAGCATCGTGCGTCTTCGGTGTTCGACTTACCGCCAATGGCTCCACAGACGCTTATGTATTCGTGTCGATGGCCTACATGGGTGAGGCTACTTCTGCGCAGACTGATTTCTCTGCGTGGAGCGAGGGCGGCTTGACAACTATCGGCCCAACGTCTATTTCCACCCCAAACTTGTCTGCCATTAGCGGAGACATGGGTTACCTGACAGTGGGGCACATGCACGGGCCAGTTATATCGGGAGGAGCTTACACAGATGTGTTTGCGTACCCTGCCGCTGGCGCTGGCAACGGCTTCCACCTAAGCGGTAACGGACTTCTGATGGGTAACGCAAACACGCCGGGTGCGAGTTACTTCAGGATTAATGTGGACGGCTCCATAGGGTCTAGGCAGTTTAATATTGACCCCACAGGTAACGCGACATTCGGGGGTAACCTAAGTGCTGCTGGAGGCTCCTTCAGCGGAACGCTTTCGGCTGCATCAGCCCAAGTCGACACACTGAACATCAACGGAAACGCCGTAACTGTACCTGAGGCTGTTAAACACGGCCTGATTTCAGGGACTGGCGCGGGTATTGACGTACTGTATGTCGGCATAACTATGAGCCAACCTGGTAGCGTTCTAGTATCATACTCTTGCAGCCAAGGTTACTCTTCTGGCCTCAAGAACTACCAGTTCATTATTCAGTACCTGCCATCAGGTGGTGCGGTTGTTGATGTGTATAACTCAGGCTCGGCTGGCGTAGCCTCGGCGTACCAGACAATGCCTTGCATAACAGCTATTGTAAAAAATATCCCTACAGGAGTTGCCACATTTCGAGTCGTATGGTACGGGCAAGACGGGACTGTATCAATCGACCAAGGAACCCTTTCAGTGATTGGAGCAAAAAGATGAGTGATGAAACTCTTTCGATATATTACGTAGCGTACACACCTGACGGCAGGATCAAACAAGCAGGTACATGTGACCCTGGACTGCTTTACCTGCATGGTGCTCCCGGTACTATGAAGGTCGTTACAACAGGTGAAGTAGATTGTAATAAATACTACGTAAAGACAACACCAAGGGATGGGGCACTCCCGCTCATCGAAGTGCTTCCCCGTGCTGACAACCCTGCAAGCATATCTGGTGGAAACCTCGTGGACGTGCCGGTAGGCTCTCAGATTACAATCAACGGAAGCTCGCCCTACGACATAACTGAGTCACTTGTAGAGTTGGATTTTCCTAATGCCGGTGCATACAAGATAAAGATAACTTGCTGGCCTTTCTACGATAAAGAATTGGAGGTATTGGTGTGAGAATAGTTTTTAATGACAATTCCTTCATTGTGGGTGCCACAGACGAGATTGATGCGCTGTGCGATATAGCTAGGCTTCGTATAGTCGTAGACCCTGTCCGTATGAAGGAGTACGAGACAGCAGAATCGCAGGCCACCACGTTCAAGACAGCAGGATACACAGGCGATGTTCCGCAATACGTGAAGTCTTGGCAAGAGGCCAAGGGATGGACAGCACAGCAAGCCTGTGACGACATCCTAGCGGCATCGGCTCGTTGGCAGTACGCACTTGCAATGCTTCGTGACTCCCGCTTGAAGACAAAAGAAGCAATTAAGCGTTGCACAACAAAGGTACAGGTGGACGCAATAGTAGCCACCTTTAAAAGCAATCTGGCTACAATGATGCAGGGAGTTGCGTAATGGCTAATCTAAGAATCGTTTATAACAACGTGGCAGATACAGCAACAATCGCTGCAACTACTCAAGCCGGTGGCCTTGGCCCATCCAATCTGCAGACTGATGTCAAGTCTGAAGTCTACCGCGCTACATCGACATCGGCAATGTTCACGCTGACTTGGACTGGAGTAAAGAACGTGGCCTGTGTTGCGTTCCCATTCTCAAGCCTGTCCAGCGCAGCGACAATGCGGGTGCGGCTCTACACGAACGTTGGAGATTCAGTTCCATTCTTTGACACTGGCAACAAGGCAGCATGCGCTGGCTTCACTGGAACAGTCACTGGCGTCAACGGCTATGCCTTTGCTGGCGGTGCGTACGCTTCCACATGGTTCGCATCTCAAGCATGTAAGCAAGTGATCATCAACTTAGACGACGCTACAAACCCGCTCGGTTACATCGAAGCTGGAAGGCTCGTGGTTGGAGACTACTTCAGCCCAACGAACAACGCTGCATATTCCCCGATGCTTACCATCATGGATAACAGCAAGACTGAACGGACAGACTCTGGTGACCTACGGTCGGAGCGAGGTTCAATGCACAAGACACTGACATTCAATATGGAATACATGTCTGCTACTGAGCGTAATTCAATCTGGAACATCATGCGTGGCAACGGCATGTATTCTCCTGTGTATGTAAGCCTGTTGCCAGAATCAACTGACCCGCAAGAAGAACAGATGTACCAGGTGTATGGAAAACTATCCAAAGCAGCGGGTCTGAGTTATCTTTTCGTTAATCAGTTCGTATCTTCAATGGATATAGAGGAAGTCTAAAATGACATTTAAAATAGCGTTATACAAAGGGCATGGTAACCTGTTCAACAAGTTGATCCGCTTTTGGGATCAGGGCAAGTATAGCCATTGTGAATTGGTGTTCTCGGACGGCAAGTCTGCGTCCGCTACATTCCGCGATGGTCGACAAGTCAGAGAGAAAGAGATTGTATTCGATGATGCAAACTGGGACTTCATTAACCTGCCAGCCGAACTTGAGCCAGCAGCTAATGAGTTTCTTCAGCAGACTCGTGGCATGCCCTACGATCTGGTCGGGCAGAGTCGGTTCATGTTTGCACCTTGGCATGGGGTTAAGAAAAGTTACTGGTGTAGTGAGTGGTGTGCAGCAGCGTTGGGTATGTCGGAGCCTTGGAGGTACGGCCCTAACAACTTAGCAATCGTCCTCTGGTATAAATACAATGGCTGATACTAGATCAGCAGAACTGCTATCCGCTTTGATAGGACTGGCTATGGCGGTAGCCTTGCTGTTGAATCCAGAGTCGCTGATGTTCATGACCCTAGATAGCGCCAATGTCCTTCCTCAGTGGGCCATCCTGTCAATAGTTTGTAGCCTGATTAGCGTGGCGTCCGTGTTTATCAGTAGCTGCAAACTGCAAGCCCTTTCAAGGTTCCTGTCCGGCTGTGTGTGGGGCACCTTGATTATGATCTACTTTGCCATCGGGCAGACACATGCAATATTCTGGACATCCATTGTGCTGTTCACGTTCGACATAATTGTAGTGATCTTAAAGGGGCAGTACGTATGGATTCGAGAGAGCCGTTCTTAAACTCTGGACTGGTAACGTGGGGATGGGTTGTCGGGGTGTCAGTGTGGGGTGGGTTGGTGTCTTACTTTGAGAAGAAAGAGAAATTCTCCTTCGTTAGCTTCGTCGGGCACCTCACCTCAGCATCCTTCGCCGGACTGATGACGTACTTGCTGTGCCAGTACGGAGGCGTGCCGGGGCCACTAACAGGCGTCTGCTGCGGTGTTGCTGCGTACATGGGCACGCCAGCGCTGGTCGCCTTGGCAATGAAGCTAAAAGTGGTTAGGCAGTTCTTTGAAGCAGCGCCGGATGATGTGAAGGATAAGTAATGGTAGACGTAAATGCAGCATTGGCGTTAGCGGTGCCCTTAATCAAGAATGCTGAAGGGTGCCGACTCAAGGCGTACCTCTGTCCTGCCGGAGTCCCGACAATCGGGTACGGTGAGACAGACGGTGTGAAGCTAGGGGATGTGTGGACGCAGGAGAGGGCCGACAAGGCTGTCAAAGACAGGGCACTAGGCTTCCTACAAGGAGTTCTCAAAAGTTGCCCACAACTTGATCTGGAGCCTCCTAGCAGGCTTGCTGCATGTACATCTCTGGCATACAACATCGGACTAGCAAACTTTGCCAAGAGTTCTGTGTGTAGGCTGACTACAGCCAAACAGTACCAGCAGGCAGCAGATGCTTTCAGGATGTGGAACATGGGCGGTGGGAAGATTCTTCCGGGCCTAGTAAGCAGGCGGGAATTGGAACGCGGTTTATATATTAATTAAAGGATTTATTATGCAAGGAATAGTGATGTTGCTGAACCTGTTGCGAAAAGGCAACGAGGTAGCCGATGTCAGCGCATGGAAGTCTGGTCAGATTTCTGTGAACTCAGTTGGTGCGCTGTTGCTGGCTGTTGCAGCAGTGGTGAAACACTTTTTCGGATTAGATTTGGGGATGGATGATGCGACGGCTCTTACAATTGGTGGTGGCGTTATTGCTGTCGTTAATGTTGTACTTACCGCTATCACAAGCAAGCGAGCGGGAATTCTGCCAGCCAGCACAGCACCAGAACGACCCAGTGGCGTTAGCAATACAGCGGTCGAACAGATTGTGCCTGCCAAGGCACCATAGTCCGTGCAGCCTAAGCCTAACACCGATATTGCATCTGGAACATATTCCGGATGAGTTAAATGACAAAAGCCTTGCCCTTGACAAGATTGTCGAAGGGTACAAGGCTTCAGTATATTGCAAGTTTTAAGTTTTCCCTTGGTAGGGAATTGGGACAGACAGCGTAAGCTGTCTGTCCCTTTTTTCGTTTAAGCGAGCATTGCCATCATATACCAGTCAGGCGCAGGGCCGGGAGGGTTGCTACTGTTGTATTCAGTGCAGAAAGCAACAGCCGCCTCATGTGTGGCAAACTCCCTGACCTCGTCAACCTTCTGGCCCCAACCTCGCTCCGACTCAATGATCAGAACTTTGACTGGCATTACGCAGTAGGCTTCTTGTGGAACACGCCAGCAGCGTTCAGCATTGCAACGAAGCCAGTGATCATTGGGGTCAGCACAGGCATCATGCTGGACAGGTTGCCGTACACTTGCTCAAGCGATGCAACAGCAGCGTCGAACTTCTCTTTACCAGTGGAAGCTGGCATCAGGGACTCGATCAGTTTGATGATCTGGAAGACGGTAGGGATAAGGGCGAGGATAGTCAGGTTCATGTAATTCCTTTATAGAGTTTGAAGGGTGTTTCTATTAAGCGCCAACAGTGGCGTTGTCTAGTGCTGTGTACAACTCACCAAGTTCTTTGGCGTCTTTCGTCTTAGTCTCGTAGCGAGCTTTAAGATACTTTGAAACTACAGGCTTCTTCAGGCCGGTGGTTTCGGATACGGTCTCTACAACTTCCTTGAACTTCTCAACAGCAGCCGCTGCTGCTTCCAGGTGGTCGAAGGCTTCATCGATGTATCCTTGGAACAGTGCTGCGTTAATGTTTACGTTGCCGGTCTTAGTTGCGATAGTAGTTACTTTAGTCATTGATTCTCCTTGTGGTTAATTACGAAACGATCTTTGTTACTTTGGTTAGTACATCATCACCAGTCCATGCGGCGACGCTGCGGCCATCGCCGTCCCTGTCATAGAAGAACAGAGAGCCATCTGTATCTGCTTCAACTGTATAGACTTTTCCAATGATAAAGTCTGTCGGCAGGTACTCCTTGTTCGCCTTGCACTTGTGGAACACAAACTTGTCGCCTACTTTGAGTTTCTTTGCCATACTCCCTCCTATTCTACAATTACAGTTGCTTTTCCGTAAGACGTTACCTTGTCCATGCCTGCCTGATTGACATCGCCTACATCGTCAATGAAACACAGTTCATGGGAGTCGGGGATCCGTGTCACTGTGTAAATCTTACCGAGGGTCACCCCTCCATCGCCATCCTCCAGCATTTCCTTGTTCCTCTTACACCGACCAAATACAATACGGTCACCACATTTAATTTTAGCCATGTAATCCTTTAATAGAAGTAACCGAGGAACGCGCCCAGTGGCGGGAGGAACAGGCCAACGACACGCAGCACGAGCAGTCCAGAAAATCCAACAGTTGCAATGATGTCAAAGACATTCATGACCCAACCAATGGCGACAGTAACAAACAGCGCCAGCCAACCCAGTACAATGTAAATCATATTGCTCCTTCTCTGTTATCGGAAGCAGCTATTATACTGCTTCCGTTCTGTTTAAGTCAAGGTTTTATCGAAGATTGTGGGTAAGTACACTGGGAATGAAGGTGCGGTCATCATACTCAAGACCTTCGTACACCGCATTGACCGCAGAGTCGGAGACTCCGAATGCTTTGGAGAAGACGTTGTTGATTGCTCCGAACAACCCTTTGACCATGTTCACTTCTTCCTGCGACTCCAGCACCAGTGTGACAGGCTTGAATGATTGGTCTGTGTTGACGACTTTCATTTATTTCTCCTTGGTAATTACAAAATCTCATTAGTGAGAGTATTTGGATCGGTGTGTACGCCATCGATGTAGACTTGCGGTACTGACTTGTGCCCTTCACTCAGAAGGAACGCCCTGTCTGGAGGATTCAAGTCTACACGAACTTCGATGAATTTAACAGCCTTGAGAGTTAATTCTCGCTTCACCTTGGTACATTGTGGGCAATTTGCTTTCGAATACACTAGTACAGTTCTTTCACCAACTGTGGGCTGATCAGTAAGTTCCATTAATACTCCAGTTCGTCATCGCCAAGATCGTCTTTCACAACGTTCAAGGCATAGTTATTGCCATCGGCTTCCTGCATCGCATTCTGTGTCTTGTCAATATCGATCCAGTTTTCCATCCACGGCAGCGGGTTAGTTTTGATTCTGTCGTACGGCAGGATAATCTTCAACTCGTCTGCCACGAACTGGGAATTATACAGCACCCAGTCGCGGTTGAGTGGAACATTATATCCTACAATCGAGCGACCTTCAGAGAAAAGATGATTACCGAATGAGAATTCCCGCTCGATAACCTCTAGCAGCATGGCTTTAATCTCTACTTCGCATTGCCGCCAAGCGATCTTACCACGCTCTGTCTGAAGCTCAATCCGAATTATATCACGGTCAAGTGCTGCGTGTACATCAACTTCATCAACCATAATCTTCTGCACTGCCTTGCCGATACTCTGGCAATAGCCTTGCTCAGGGATAGCGAAGGTTGCTGGAAACGATGCCATGAACTGCAGGCGCTCCAACAGGTACAGCGCTATGATTCCCTTGAGAACAGTATTGTACACCTGTTGTGGATCAAGTGAGAACTTATATCCAGAATTATTCAAGGTAACCATTGCCCCGACAGTCACCACGTCCTTCAAGGCATTGTTCACTGTAGATGCACGGGCAAGCGTCTGCTCGCTCTCCATCACCATCTTGAACACTTCCGAGGGGTCAGCTACGCATTGCTGCACGATGTTGGAGTACGTCTTCGCATGGGTGATTTCCATATTTGTGTTCTCCATCAGCGCTTCCCACAGTTCTGAGTTCGTCACGAACGGTGCAAAGGCTGGCGCAATAGCGCGGGATGCTACGCTGTCGGCTTCCCATTGGTATGCCAAGTTCATCAGCATCACCTGGTAGATCGACCTTGGGCAGTTGAGCAAGTCCATGCGGGACTGCTCGTGGTTGAATTCATCGAAAATCCAGCGTTGAGAAATCTGCTTGGCGGCATGTTTCGCTATAGCGGGATAGTTCACGTTGATGCTGTCATGCAGCGCTGGAGCCTGCCCCATGAATAGCGGGTAGTGTCCAGTGCGCCATGCAGTATTGCTCTCGTTAAATGGCATTGCTCTCCTTTAATATCGATGTGACACTATCTGTGTCAGCCAGTAGGCCAACGCGTGTAGTCCGTCTGACACCAGTGCGGCAAATAGTATAAACGCTACAAGTGCTATTAGCAAGCCCAGTGCTGCCAGCATATTGTTTTCATTGTTGGCCCTGACTGGGGCCGAAGCCCCTTTGGTTATTAATCCATGCAGTCCCTGATGATTGCGACCACACACCCTATTACGAATATCCAGATGAACGGCTCTAGAGCGAGCATGTGTCACATTCTGGTTCAGCTTCCTCGTACACCTCTTCCAGTTCAGCACGCGTCTTGGTGTTGACATAGTAGCGTGTAGGAAGTCCAACCTTACGCTGATACAAGAAGTCTGTCAGCATCTGCTTCGTTCCGATCTTACGCTCCCCACTGGCGTAGCGGTGATAGATATCTGCACTGATAGCCTGTCCAGTCCACTTATATACAAGAGCATAGCAGTCGAACATATCCTTCGAAGGTACGTCCCATGCCAACTGATAACGACTTCTCAACTCATCCAGGTTGGGTGCGATGAATAGATTTTTGTTGTTACCAGATGTCTTGAGCATCTTGTAGTCGCGGATAGGATACAGGCTGTTCGTGTGCCCACCAGCGATGCTAGATGACTCGCAAGGCATGTGGGCTTCAAGGACGCTGAATCGATAGCCATACTTCATACCTTCGATGCGCAGCGCCTCCCAGTCGAACGAATGCGGACGGTGCCCAATGACTTCGTCAATCGCACGGTTAGCTGTGTCGATAGGGAGCCAGCCGTCTACATACTTCGTACGATCCAGCCACTCACAAGGGCCACGTTCCTTAGCCAGACGAATAGACGCCTTGTGCAGGTAGTAGGAGTGACGTTCAGCGAGGTAGTCGATGTAGCGCTTACCTTCGTAGTCCGTGTACTTCAGTCCCTTGACAGCCATTTCGTATGCAAGGTTGGTGATACCCACGCCAGCATTCCGACGACGCGTTGCCGTGTACTTCAGTTGAGGGAACGGGTAGTCCATGATGTCGATGACATTGTCAATCGCCAGCAGAGTCGAGTAAGCAATCTGCTCGTACATCTCGTCTGGTGTATTGGCTGCAATCGCGCCAAGGCTACACAGTCCAATTTCACCGTTGCCCTCTTCTTCCACGTACAGTTCTGCAGTCGACTCATAGCCCTTCGTTGGGAACGCAATCTCTTGGCACAGGTTGCTGCTGTAGATCGTTTCCTTGAAAGGGGTGTGCAAGTTCAACAAGTCAGTGAAGTGCAAGTACATGCGCCCTGTGCCATACGCCTCACTCATCGCCAGAATTGCTACATCACGCGCAGAGACAAACTGCTTAGGGATGGACTTGTCAGCTTCGACAATGGCATAGAGGTTGTTAAATGCGGTCTGGTCGCCATTGTACATCTCCTCATACAGGTCAGGTGCATCCGCATAGCTCACCAGCATCCAGTCTTCATTCTTCGCTACCTTCTTGGCAAACAACTCGTTGCTGCCGAATGAGTAGTCGATATCCTTGATCCGGTCTTCCGGCAGGGACTGTACATTCTTCAGCTTCAGCAGCGCCATGATTTCAGGGTCGAGACAGTTGATGTGTGCGGTGTTGGCACCACCCCTGCTAGACTGCATATTAGCCGCTACAACCTTCTCCTGCACTCGCAGGTAGGGTAGCTTACCCTGATGGACGATAGCGCCACCACGCACCTTGTCGCCCTTGCTACGGGTCTTCATGTGGCTTCCGATGCCAGCCGATGCTGCAGTCATAATGTAGGCAATATGGTCGGCGGCTGCCAGCGATCCAATCGTATCCAACGTCGTGAATGTGCAGCATGAAGCATACTGTCGCTTCGGCGTACCGAGATTAATGAAGAACGGTGTCGGTGGATTCTGCAGCTTACGGCTGTAGGCGAAGTACGTGGTGCGTACGTCTTCCATCCGGCGATCCCTTGGCATATCCTTGTTGACGCCTAGCGCCATACGCATATACACGAATTGCGGCGACTCGTAAATCTTGTTGTCGACACGATCAATGATTGCGTACTTCTCCAGAATCTGCTTCGTCTCCGTCAGTGTTGCCTGCATATCCAGGTTGTGCATGATGAAGGAGTCAGCGTAGTCAAGTTCCTCGTCGGTGTAGTCCATGTTCTCCCACATACCCATCCAAACCATGTTGTGGTACATGTATCTGACAGATGGGATTGTCTTCCAGCTACCGAAGGCTCGCTTGTACACTCGCCCGATGAAGATGCGTCCAGCCATCCGCAAGTGAGCCGTGGTCTCACGGTCTACGCATTCAGATATCAGTGCGTTCTCAAGGTCGTCAGTCGTACAACCATCGAACAGCTTGCGGCATGCGCCCAGTGCAATGCTGCCCCACTCCACGCCAAGCCCTGCGCCCCACTCAGACCACTTGTTCAACTTCTCTGCATCAAACTCCACTACCGTACCGTCACGCTTTTTCAAATTATTTATCATTCAATTCCTTTGCTAGATTACTGCTAGATTTATTTCTGACCATATGCCGTCTACCTCTTGGCAGATGTCAGGCGTATTCCTGCAACCGATGTAGTCATCATGGAAGGCGCAACCCTCGCAGCC